CTAACTATTATCCTAAGTTGAGTAATCAAGCCGTATTTTGGGCGGCCTCGGGTTTCGGTATCGGCTGCCAAGTAACAGGCGCACAAGCTGGTCCGCAAGCTGGTTTTCATTATGCCCATAACTTTGGAAATGATGGTAATTTCTTATTTTCGGGAGCTGGTGCGGTAATAACAGCGAACATGGTCAATCAAGAAATGAATCCGTATGTTACTGGAAGTACAGCCGCTATTCAGTTTAAAGATCAATTTGGGACTGGGTATACAATCTCGTTTACAGTCGGCGGCGGTACAGTACCATATTTAGCTAGTGCTAATACATGGTCGGCTATTAATACTTTTACTCAGAAAATGCTAACGTCTTTTGTCCAAGCCAGTAATTCAATATCATCAACTAAGTTAATCGCTGAAAGCGCATTGGTAAGCCCCCCATATACCACTTCAGGAGTGATAGTTGCGAATGACATTGTGAACGGTATTGTGTTAGCAAGCCCATCGACAGGTATAACCCTGCAGTTGCCAACATTCACTAATTTTGAATCTGCGTTTTCGGCTATTTTAGGCGTGACTACGGTACCTATAAATACATACAAAATGTTTTCGCTAGAGAATATATCTACATCTTCTGCGGTTAGTATAAGTGCTAACACAAATGTGGCGATTGTTACCCAAAATGGTTCTCCCGTTGTTAATTTAGAAAGTGCCGGATCATTTAAAGTATTAAAAGTTTCGTCTACTCAATACGCGGTTTACGGAGTTGATTCGGTAAACGGTAGTGGCGGTGGTGGCGATGTTTATTCAGCTGCAAATAACGTTATGACTGGCGTAAATGTATTTACCAACACTACAGCCCCTCAATCGTTTGAAGCGATACAAACAACATATGCGCAAGCAGTAGGCCCATCAACAACAACAGCAACTTTAGGGTTTTCAACGGCCACACCGAGCCCACTCACAGGAAGTTCTATAACTATTACTGCGACTCAAGCAACCGGTGTTATTGTTACTCTAAATGGTTCGTTGTCCACGCAAAATGTTTTTGTTCCCACAGCTGCCGCGTTTGATGCTGCGTTACTAGCATCATTTCCATCCGGCTCTTCTATTCCCGTTGGAATGACATATTGGTTAAGAATTATAAATTTAAGTGCCACTGCAACGGTAACATTAGGCGGCAATACGAACTTCACAATAGCCGGCCCTACTACAATTTTACCAGGCGGGAACTTGAACGTTTTATTACAAAAAACAGCTTCTACTCCTTCATATGCGGCTTATTAATAAGGAATTTAAAATGCAATCAAATACCGTTAAAAATGTTAATGTTGATCCTGAAACAACTAAATTGATTTCAAATCAAGCTAAACAAATATCAGATTTGACCGCAACGATAAATAAAGAAAATATTGCACACGCAGCAACAAGAAATTTAGCTGGGCAACATATCGGAGCACTTCGTGTTCAATTAGCGAGTTGTAAATGTCCTGGAGTTAAGCCGGAAAATACGCCGCCGGCATTTGACTGGGAAACCACTGCAGCCGCTACGGAAAAGTAAATGCCGATACCGTTTGAATTTGACTTTAAAAAGCCAGACTATACAACGGTGTTCAAATGGCGTTTAGCTAACTTAGAACATATTCGAAAACACCCCGAAGTAATTCCGGGAATGAAATGTTATTATAAAGACAACCCCGCTCAGTTCATTACTGACTGGGGTGTTACTCTTGACCCTCGTAATGTCGAAAGAGGGTTACCGAGCTTAGTTCCTTTTATACTTTTCCCACGTCAAGAAGAGTGGGTTCATTGGTTCATGGGTCAATGGAAAGGACAAAAACCCGGCATTACTGATAAATCACGTGAAATGGGGGTGAGCTGGTTAATGCTAGCAACAGCCGCTACTTTGTGCCTATTCACGGAGGGTGTATCCGCCGGGTTTGGTTCGAGGAAGCAAGAGTATGTTGATAAAATTGGCGATCCTAAGTCACTATTGCAAAAAGTACGTCAGTTTGTCTCGAACGTTCCTCAAGAATTTAGAGGGTCTTGGGACATCAAAAAACACGCACCTCATATGCGTATCGTATTTCCTGATACAAATTCTATTATTTCTGGGGAAGCTGGAGACGGTATCGGTCGAGGAGATCGGACCTCTTTTTATTTCGTTGATGAAGCAGCTTGGCTAGCACGTCCGGAACTTGTAGAAGCTTCGTTATCTCAAACAACTAATTGTCGTATTGATGTTAGTACTCCCTGCGGTATGAGTAATCCCTTTGCGCGCAAACGATTCTCAGGAAAGATATCAGTATTCGAATTTGATTGGCGCGACGATCCGCGCAAAGATCAAGCTTGGTACGACAAGAAAGTCGAAGAGATTGATGACGAAGTTGTGATTGCCCAAGAAATTGACCGTAACTATCTTGCGTCAATGGAAGGTGTTTTGATTCCCGCCAAATGGGTGCAAGCATCGATTGACGCTCACATTAAACTAGGAATCACCCCCAACGGCGTTCGTAAGCTAGGATTTGACGTAGCCGATCAAGGCGGCGATTTAAACGCAATGTGTGGACGTCACGGAATCCTAGTTGAGCACGCGGAGGCTTGGTCGGGCAAAGGCGAAGATATTTACGGAAGCGTTGAACGAGTCTTTAACTTTGCGCGCGATGAAAATTACGATTCGGTTGATTACGATGGCGATGGATTAGGTGCGGGGGTACGGGGAGACGCGCGTATCATCAATCTTAAGCGCCAAGAAGGATTCGATGAAACCAATAAACATAAATTCCCAGTGCCTCAATACCAACCGTTAACTTTCGAAGAGTTTAGGGGTTCGGGTGAAGTTATAGATCCCGACGAACAAGTATTTAAAAACGAAGATAGTTCAGTTGGACGCACGAATGCTGATTTCTTTGCGAACCGAAAAGCCCAAGCGTGGTGGGCTCTTCGTAAACGATTTCAAATGACGTATCGTGCGGTAGTTGAGGGACGAGAAGTAGATAAGGATATGATTATATCTTTATTTAGTTATATGCCGCATTTACGAAAACTTACGGTAGAATTATCACAACCTACATTTTCACAAAACGGCGCTGGTAAAATAATTGTTGACAAAACGCCAGATGGTTCGCGCTCGCCAAATTATGCAGATGCAGTTATGATAGCTTTTGCGCCGCCTAAATTGAAACGAAAGGGGTTTTTCGATGTTTAAAAAATTATGGAACTTCGTACGCCGAACTAGATTTCCCACACCCCCACCATTCCCTATTCCAGAGCCAACAGGAATATTTTCAACAGACCGAATTGATCGGCAGATATCTGATAGTCAAAGATTAGAAAACGTAATGACTAAAGCATTTCAAGTTCCTGTTGAGTTTGTTACTCCCGCTGTTGTGAAAGGAACAGCAATGGATAATTCGGGTGGCGACGGAAATGCGATTAAAGGAAATTTCCAAGGTAATGTTGTTCCTCTGAACTTACTTGAGTGGTACGCCTCTCAGAGCTTCATAGGTTACCAAATGTGTTCGATCATGGCGCAGCATTGGTTAGTTGCTAAAGCGTGTTTAATGCCAGCTAAAGACGCTGTGCGTAAAGGGTATGAGATAACTATTAACGATGGTTCAGAGATTGATAAAGAAGTTCTCGATGAAATGCGGAATGCGGATGTTAAGTACCATCTTAACGCGAATCTAATTGAGCTCGTCGACCAAGGCCGAGTGTTTGGTATTCGAATCGCGATGTTTAAAGTTGAATCGGAAGATCCAGAATATTTCGAAAAACCTTTTAACCCCGATGGAATTATGCCTGGGAGTTACAAAGGTATTTCACAAATCGATCCATACTGGATCACCCCCGAATTAGATTTTCAAGCGGCGGGTGATCCTAGCTCTATCCATTTCTATGAGCCAACGTGGTGGCGTATCAACGGAAGACGGTACCATAGAACGCATTTAATCATATTTAGAAATGGACAAGTTCCGGATATTTTAAAGCCAACTTATATTTACGGCGGTATTCCAGTTCCGCAAAAGATTTATGAACGCGTTTATTCGGCTGAACGTACCGCGAACGAAGCTCCAATGTTAGCGCTCACAAAACGTTGCGATGTGATGAAAGTGGATTTGACCAAAGCTTTGGCTAATCAAGCATCCTTCGACGCGCGTATGCAGTTCTACGCATTTAATCGTGATAACTATGGTCTTAAGATGATTGATCTTGTTGATGAGTTCATGCAATTTGATACAGGACTTGCGGATTTAGATGCGATCATTATGACACAGTATCAAATCGTCGCGGCAATCGCTGGTGTCCCAGCGGTTAAGCTTATGGGCACGTCACCAAAAGGTTTTAATGCCTCGGGAACTCAAGAAGAGGATAGTTATCACGAGGAATTAGAAAGCATTCAAGCGCATGACTTGACACCTTTAATTGAGCGCCACCATTTGATTTTGATACGTTCAGAAATAGCTCCAAAATATGGCATGGAACCATTTTCAACTTCAGTTGTTTGGAACCCACTAAAAGTTCTTAGTGACAAAGAACAAGCTGAAGTCAACAAACTTAAAGCGGATACCGGCGCAGTACTCTCGGCTTCAGGAGCTGTGGATGCGTATGACGAACGCGAAAGAATTATTGGGGATCCAAGTAGCGGTTACTCTGGTATTACTGACGAAGTACCAATTGGCCCCGATTTGATAGAAAGCGACCCGCAGGAAAAAGATGCGTAAGCGTCCGGCTCTCTCGGAGCGTAAAAAGAAATGGGCAGAGGCTCGCGGTGAGGT